AAGCTTTTTAGCCAGCCCTAGCCGCAGATTCGCACAGCTTCTCCAATTCCATCACATAGGTCTGGAACAGCCTTAGTAAGCCCGCGATTTTTCTCTTGTACAGGCTTTTTGATTTCGCTGCTCGGAGGGGAATGCTCCGCCCTTTGGGGGCTACGCAGTCTTGAACGAGCAGCTTGTCTAGCTTTTTTCTCCTGTAGACGTTCCGCCCTTGGGGGCGTCACTTGTCTTGAGGAGCGCGTCTGAGGAACGTCGTCTAGACGAGCGGGCAGGAGAGCTGCGCTTGACGATTGTCTAGAAGCAGCTCCGCCTTAGTCATCGTAACGTCTCCCGTGGGGCAGCGTGGGGCAAACGAAGGGTCCCCGTGCTATGGTGAAAGCTGTTCTGGGGCTTCCCATGCAGGATCAGTTATTTGCTGTCTACTACCACTGGAAGAAAAGCAAGCATTTCATTCGCCTGCTTGTAGGCACGTTGCATCAGACGAGAGAGCGGCTAGAAGCTGCCCTGTGGGAGTATCACGATGCCATTGTCATTGACAAGGTGTTTCCAGTGGGAGCCGATGAAGGGGCGGAGATGCTTGAGGAATGGAACAAGCCTCAGGATTATTCTCCTGCCCTTGGGTGGCATCCTCTTTCTTATGCACTGCGAGAGAAGCTAGAAAACGGCCCCTGTGAAACGCTGCTGGCGAAGAAACTGATAGGGCCATGGTCTGATCGCGTTGAATGGAAGCCCAAAACCAAGGACAGGCGGGAGCTGATGGAGGATGCAAAGCTTGATGAGGATCTTCCTGCTTTTGTAGTCAACGGCAGGAGCTATGTGCTTTGGGCCATTGCAGACTATGAAGCAGAAGGAATCTTCCCCACGTCAAAGCAAATTATTGAACACAAGGCAAATTCTGGCTTTTACAAGCAGAAGACCATTTACAACGAGATTGGGGAGCTTTTGGCTGAGAATAGGATTTCCAAGAATGCCGCTCGGCAAGTTGGCCTCACTGATGCTGGCGCTAATGAGCTTCAATGGCTTGAAGAAAGCTTTGATTTATCACGCAGGAAGAATCCGCGAACTCTGAGGATTGTATAAAGAGCCACTTCCCCCTCCATGGAAAAGACCTAGGCTTAAAAGAATCCTCGCTTTATCATTGTGCTTGGTCTTCCAGAGCGTCAGCCATTTAACATTGGCCCGTATAAGATTTGGCCGTGTTTTAGCAAGCCTGAGTTTCAGTGGTTTGCAGCGATTGGTGGGCGTCCTTTTTACTTTCGCTCAATGAACGAGGCTCGGCTTTTCGTGAACGACCTGCTTTCCATGGAGGACGCTGAAGGACTGTGCGACTAAGCCCGTTTGCGCTAGCCTGCTTCTGTTGATTCTCGGCCCGCTAAGGCGGGCCTTGCTTGTCTTATGGGACTGAAGGAAAAGGCAAAGTGTGAGCCGATTGCTAGGACGGGGAGGGTGCAGGATTGGCTGGATGATCCAGAAAGCAGGCTTGCCGTGTCCTGTACTACATACGTTGTAGAAGACTCTATGGAAGGGCCTGATGGCATTGAGGCCTCGTGGCGCTTTGTCTCTCATGCTCTGCGCAATGCTGCTGGTGCTGCCGTCCATCTCTCCAAGCTTCGTCCCAAGGGCGAGGATAATGGCAAGGGGCTTGTTGCCAGTGGCCCAGTGAGCTTTGCCAAAATCTATAGCAAACTGAACGAAATCCTACGTCGTGGTGGCAAGTTTCGCAATGGTGCCGTCACACTGCATCTGGACTACACGCATCCTGATGCCATTGAATTTGTCACCGCTCCTCGCGTTGATTTTCCTTGGGCGAAGCGTTGTCTGAATGTTGATCAAAACTTCCTTGAAAAATCTTCTCCCGAACTGATTGCTGCTTGTCTAAAAGCAATTGGCAATGGTGACCTGTGGCTGACAAAAATGATGACGGACGCCAAGGGCGCTCGCATCTACAGCAACGTTTGCGTGGCTGGCAATACGATCGTTCAAACCACTGAAGGCCCGCAGCGCATCGACAGCCTCGCTGGCAAGCCTTTTGTTGCCATTGTGAACGGCCAAGAAATGCCATCGTCGGAACGTGGTGCATGGAGCAATGGCTTCAAGCAAACCTACGTTCTAGAGACCAAGGAAGGTTATTCAGTGCGTGCCACTGGCGACCATAAAATCATGACGCCCAAAGGCTGGACTGAGCTTTCTGCACTTGCCCCTGGCGACACTATTTCCCTCCATCGTCATGTTTCTGATGATTGCGCTCAATGGAAAGGTAAAGGTAGTTATGACGAGGGTTGGCTTCTTGGCTGGCTTCTTGCAGACGGCACTTACCACGACGACACCAGTGCAAAGCTGGATTTCTATGGCAGCAAGAAAGGGCTTTTGGATGGCGCGTTGAAAAAGCTTGCCACCTTGGACGATCTTCTGCAAGGCGATCACTATTCCGCGATGCGTACCGGCACTCACAGTAAAGTTGCTGATCGCGCAAGCGTGGGTTCTGTTGGCCTTGCTCGCATGGCAGTGGAATATGGCATCTCTCGCCAGAACAAGACTGCCACCGAGCTGCTTGAAGAAACCAGCGCTGACTTCCATCGTGGATTCCTTGAGGCCTATTTCTCTGCTGATGGCACTGTGAGCCTTGGCACGTCCAAGGGCAACGGCAAGAGCATTGCGGTGACAAGCGTGAGCCTTCGCAATCTCCAAGTGATGCAGCGCATGCTTTTGCGTTTTGGCATTCGTAGCCGCATTTGGAAGGAGCGTTACAACGGCGGCATGACCATGATGCCTGATGGCAAGGGAGGACAAAAGCTTTATCAAACGAAGAAGGCCTCTCGTCTTGATATTTCTGGTCAAGGTGATCTGCGGCGTTTTGCTGCGCTGATTGGTTTCACTCTTCCCGAAAAACAAGAAAAGCTGGATCAGCTTCTTGGCTCCTATCAAAAGGCTTGCTACGAAAAAGCATTTGTAGCCAAAGTGGAAAGCATCAAGCCTTACGACATTGAGGAAGTATTTGATTGCTCCATTCCTGATGCAGGCGCGTTTGATGCCAACGGCATTTATGTGTCGAACTGCCTAGAAGTGCTGCTTCCTCATCGTGGCACTTGCCTTCTTCAGCACATTAACCTTGGCGCTTGCAAGATTAGTGATCTTGAAGGAGCGTTCGCTGAAGGAATGACGCAACTGTGCGAGCTGCATCCTCGTACTGGCGTTGGCGACACTGGAGAATATCTTTCTCCTTCCATTGACAAGCAAGTAGGTCTTGGCATTCTTGGTCTTGCCAACTTCCTCTCCATCCATGGCATTTCCTACAAGGACTTTGGCGATGCCCTAGAGGCCTATCTTGCTGACGATGGCGGTGAATGGGCGAGGAAGTGGAACACGACTGTCACTGGCGACGCGGTGTGGCATCTTGACAATGCCATTCGTGGTGCTGCTGACATTGCTCGTGCCCATGACATGGATCGTGCATTCTGCATTGCTCCTACGGCCTCATGCTCCTATCGCTACCTTGATTCCAGGGGCTTCACCACAGCCCCTGAAATTGCTCCTCCCATTGATTATGTTGTTGATCGCGACAGCGAGACCATGGGCGTTGAGCGCTTTGAATATGGGCCCGTAGAAATTGCCGAGCAAGTGGGTTGGGACGCATTCTTTAAAGTGGCAAATGGCATTGTTGCTTTATATCAACGCACTGGACTGTTTCATGGCTATTCGCTTAACCATTGGAGCGACTTAGTTGTTTATAACGAAGACTTCCTGCGCTCTTGGCTGCAAAGCCCTCAAACGTCTATGTACTACGCTCTTCAAGTGCAAGCTGGCACTCAGGCGAAGGACGATGTTGGAGTAGAATTGGGAGAGAGCTTGAGCGAATTCTTCTCCCTTGAGGAGACGGAAAGCTGCTCACTAGATGGAGGCTTCTGCAGCGCTTGCGCAGAATAGTCTTTGCAAATTAACGGGCAGCGAATGCTGCCCTTTCTTGTCTCTTTTCACCATCGTTTTGTAATCAAAATGGCAGTTCTTGACTATTTTTCAGCCGTTGCTCGCAAGCGTCCGTGGGAGGCTGTGCCAGTGACCAAGGGCGAATTTGTGGCAGGCTCGGAAGAAACCATTTTCCGCGCTCTTGCCATTCGTCATCTTGAGCTGCCCGTAAAGGATATGTTGCTGGAAGGGCTTGAGCGTGACCTGCCTAATTCCCCTGGTCTCGTTGAGAGCATTTATAGCAATATGGCCGACGAGGAGCGGCATGATCGGGCTTTGGGCTTTGTCGCTGATGCTCATGGCGTGGATGAAAAGGCGGAGCGTGAGGCGATGAAAATTCGCCAAGCATGGATTGACCATCCTGCCCATCCCATTGCGAAAGTGGCCACTATTGAGCGGAGTCTGTTCTTTACTATTCTTCCTTTCTTCCGCTTCAATGGAGACAAGGGATTGCGTACTGTGGCGAGCGACATCTCCAGAGATGAGATATGTCACTCGTTCTGCAATACAAAAATCTGCGAAGAAGCTGGAGAAAAGTATAGTGCAAGCTTGAACAAGCTTCGCAAGATGACTGCACTGTGGATCTATGACAAACTTGGCAGCTCGTCTAACAAGTATTTGGACAAGGACTTTTGGCTTCGTCAGAGTGATTCTCTGTTCGTCAGCGGAAAGGCGCCCGAATTAAATTCAACCAGGGCCTCAACTGTTCCGGCTTTTTTTGAAACGAATTCGCTAAATCTTCCACAATATGGTAGCAATTGATACCATATTTGTCCCGCATTTACTATAGCGCCTTTTGGTGCTATAGTAAGCAAGTCACCGCTCTGCTTCGGCATCGGGCTAAGTCCTAGCATTGCTAGGCCTGAGAGGGGATAACGCTTAAGCCACGCGCCGCTTAAGCGCCCTCTCCGACAATTCCCGCTCCTTTGGCAGGCGCAAGCTGATTCATCCCGTATTTCCGCTCGACGGAATACAAGAGCTGTTCAGTAGCTTGCTAGAGTTGGGCTCTCCCTCCATTGCTCTGTCGATGGAGAGCAGCGCACGGACTGGAAATTCCTGGTCGCCGCGTTTGCGTGATTCGCCCCCCAAGCTTAGCTTGACAACGAGGACGGCTTTACACTGTGCGCACAGGCTTGCAGGCATCCTCACCAGTTGTCAATGATGCTCAAACAGGGGGCTCCTGGCCCTGAAGTGTTGGCACACGTTAGGCACATAGCCTAGAATTCCGTGGTCCGATTCCCGGCAGCGCCTTATGGCCCGCTATCGCATTGTCAAACGCTCCTCTTTCGTGCGAGCGGGAGTGCCCATGTTTGACGTGGAAGAGCGTTGTTGGTTTTGGTGGGAGCCGAGGGGAACATATGATTCTTTTGCGGGAGCCGAAAATCGCGTTCTCGATTTAAAGATGACAGCACCGATTAAAACCGTAGTAGTGAAGCAATACGACTAATGAGCGCCTTTGTCACTGCAGACACTCATTTTGGCCATGTCAAAAGCCTGTCTTTCATCACGCCTGATGGCTCTCCATTGCGTCCGTTTTCTTCCGTTGAGGAAATGGACGAAACCATGGTGGAGCGATGGAATGCAAAAGTAGGCAGGCGCGATACGATTTACCATCTTGGTGATGTGGTGATTCCGCGTGTAAGCTTGAAGATTTTGGATCGTCTCAATGGGAGAAAGATTCTCATTCGCGGAAATCACGATTTGGGACGACTCTCTGATTTCTCGAAGTATTTTGAAGACGTGCGTGGCGCATTCTTTCACAATGGTGACTCAACAATGCGAGGAGGCTTGATCTTCACTCACATCCCCGTTCATCCATCGTGCCTTCAAGGGCATTATTTGGGGAATGTACATGGCCATCTCCATTGCCATCAAATTTTTGACAATGGAAAAGTAGACAGACGGTATTACAACGCCTGTGTAGAAAGGAACGATTTCGCCCCTGTAGCATTTGATGAGATAAAAGCCTTCTTCAAGGGCCATGACAGAACGCAGGACTTTTAATACTCCCCTGCGCGAGCCATTAAATCCCATCATCTATCAATCGTTGCGAGCCATTGACTGGCATAATGCCCAATATTTTCTTTCCATGGACCAGTGGCATCTAGAGAAAGCTGCCATGCTTAGAAGCTATCTTCATGAACTAAAATCTTACATTCATCAGCAAGAAGCAAATGTGGAGAGTGTGGGCGAAAGCACTGGGCGAGAAGGCGGGGAAGCATGATCGTGAAGCCGATAAAGTGGCAATTGTCCGCACGTTTATTTTTGTTTCTTATTTGATTACTAATATTGCCATTGTTGCCAATGCCTGGCGCCATTGGGACAAGAGCTTGCCAAACCAGCCAAGCAAGACTAGAGTTGGCTGTCCTCAGCGCTCCTGAGACATGCTCACAGTCCTTGACCTTTTCTCTGGCATAGGAGGCTTCAGCTATGCAGCCGAACGGCTTGTCGGTGGTTTCCAAACCATTGCCTTCTGTGATTCAGATGAGCCTTGCAGGCGAGTGCTTCGCAAGCATTGGCCCGACACGCCGATCTTCACGGACGTTCGTTCGCTCTCGGCGGAAGACATCACACCACTTTGTCCAAACGGACTTTCTCTCATCACTGCAGGCTTCCCCTGTCAAGACCTTAGCGTCGCAGGAAAACAAGCAGGATACGATGGAGAACGCAGTGTGCTGTTCTATGAAATCATCCGTTTGGCTAGGGAGCTTCGACCTGACTTCCTCTTGCTTGAAAACGTTAGAAATCTACTCTCTCACCAAAACGGGGAAACGTTCCAAGAAACCCTCTTTCAAATTGCCAAAGCAGGGTACGATGCAGAATGGGCAGTTATTCCAGCAAGTGATTTGGGAGCCTGCCACCGTCGAGAACGCGTTTGGATTGTTGCCCACGCCCAGAGCACAAGAGCCAGCACGGACAAATCACGGGTACGGGGATTGCCTAAAGGAGGCAGTGTTCAAGAATATTGGAATCCCGACTCACAAATATCCCCTGCTTCCCACGCCAACGACTCGCGACTACAAGGACAGCGGCCCGAATGTGAACTATCAGAAAGCGGCGGACAAGGGCAGGCTTCTTGGCGCAGTGGTGGTCCAATGCTCAGCCCAGAATGGAGGAGCCACCTATCTCAACCCGCACTTCGTCGAGGAGATGATGGGCTATCCCATCGGGTGGACCGACTTAAGCAATTAGGAAATAGCATTGTCCCGCAAGTGGCCGCTGTTCCATTGAAAAGGATTAAGGAACTGGCGACATAGCCAGCAAGCCACAAAAAAGGGGCCATCAGGCCCCTTTCTCATGCGTGAAAACCAAAAGCCCTAGAACCAGTGTGGCTTGGGCACGTAAGCAACGCCGCGATAAACCAGCGAAGCATGTTGAGCTTCACGAAGACGAGCAGCTTTTTCAATCTGCTTCTTGATCAAAGCGAGAGGGTTCATAGTCGTTCCTCCATGGTCCGAGGCCCGTTCCATCCTCGGCGATCATGCAGCCCGAAGGCCGAACGTACTCTCACTGTAGCAAATGCTGCATTTCGAGAAGCAGGAGAAAGTTGAGGGTGTCGAGCGGGGCTTCAATCCGCTTTGTACGACGTTTCAGAACAGGTTGGCCTGTTCCCCTCTTCCCCTGGTACGGACAATAGCCCTGAACTACTGTCCTTGTGGTCAAACGCTGGCCAGCGTGCTTCGCGAAAGCTCTCAAAGTTTAGCCTGCTTTTAGCTACACGTCATATTCCCTTAATGATTGGTTCTCAGCGAAGAAGCCGTCCTCGTTTTCGTAGGCCTGTTCAAGCTGATCAATGCGCTTCAGACGCTTGGCATGTTCGCGAAGCTTGGGCAGCAGCGTTGGCACGTACAAATGTTCTGCATTGAGGAGCTGCAGAGATGTTTGCTTGCTAGTGGTGCCGTTTTCAAGCAATGCAATGAGAAACCTTGTCTCTTGCATGGTTAAATCGCACTTGTTCATCTTATGAGCGAATTGCTGTGAATAAATCATACAAGGCTTAGCGAATGAGAGAATTCAACCAGTCCACGTCTGAATCTCTTGCTGCTTCTAGGACTGCTGCGGCCAATGCAAAACAATAGTCGTCAATTGCAGTTTCCTTGCCGCCAGTTACACTCCATTGTCCACTGCTTCGATAGATGACGCTTAGGTTTTTGAGCTGCCAAACAGCCTTCTTGTGGTTATAAATATCCACCAAGCCGGCGTTAAACAATTCTCGCATCTTGGAGAATGCTTTCATTTTTGTACTCACAGACCAAGTGAGTTCTGCGACGGGGAAATCATTTTGCAGGGCTTGAATGGTGGCAGAGCTGTTGAACTGGTCAAGCACAATGCTTTGAAAATCAAAGATGCGATGCTTCTCTTTAATCCATTCTTCCACCATGGAGATATTCACTTCCTTTTTGCCATTGATTTCAAAGTTGGCTTCAAAGGTGTGGAATTCATCAACGACGAGAGTCTGCCCCTCAAAGTGAACAATACACGCCACGTATTCGTCTCGATTGACGCCACCGCGAGCGGGGTCAAGAGATAGCACGTAGGTGCCACGATATTCTGGACTGGGAAGATTTTGCTTTCTGTTCTTATTGATGGCAGCGTCAATAACTTCTGGCTGAAGAAAAGCGGCGTTGTTTTTCCTAAATTGAGCCCCAAACTCAACCATGAAGTTTTCTTCGTCTTTCTTCATGGCGTTTTGCATGAAGTCTGACTCGATGGGGAGTCCAGGGTTGATCTCCCACGTGGGGATTTGTTTTGCGTCCATCCCCTTGAACTCGCCGCTTTTGGCTTGCTGGAAATGTTCGTAAAACACGCCGTCTGTTAACCATGGAGACGACAGCTCCAAGATTTTGCTATGCGGGGCGAACTGCGCAATGGAGGGAGAAATAGCATCGAAGAGCGCTTTAGTGCCTCGGTTTGCATCCCCCTCTAGGCCGAAAGCACATTCGTCAAACACGGCAAGAGCAATTGCTTTACCACGCGATGCACGTGCAGAAGCTGGAATAGCTTGAAACACGCAATTGTTAGACAGTGTAATGTCGAATGCCGTGTCCCTTACGATTTCTTGTTCTAGTGGGCTATTGAGCAAAAGTTGTCGAATGAAGTCAAGCGCAATTTTGGCCTGCTTCAAATCGTTAGCAATAGTGCATACATAGTAGTTTTCGCCTTTTCTAACTTTCTTGCGGAAGTGATCTTCTTGACAGAACGCCATGTAAATAGCCGCCACTGCCGCCATTGTTGACTTGCCGGAGCGACGTCCAAGGCACCAAATGGCATGACTGATTTTGCCTTCAAAAAGCTCATTCAGAATTTGTTGCTGTTTTGGCCATAGCTCCAAACCAAGAGCGTGGCGAGCGAATTCACTACAGCGCAGCATTGTTTAATGTTTTCAATGGAGATAGTTTAGAGCGCGGCACGAAATAAGCAGAGCGTCCTTTTGCTGGGTCTTTCCTCCATCGCTCCTTCATCGCCTCATCACTGCTAATCCAGCCATGTACAAGGCAAGTCTTGTTTTCCATGGTGACCAGCACTAAGGCTTTGCCTAGAGACTCGTCCAACTGACAAATCAAATCGTGCCAGTGGCGGGAGCGCGTCTTTACGTCGATATTTGGCGGAAGGTCAAACGAACCACGCTTGGCTTCAGTCTCTGCGTAGAGAAACCCCCTCAGCCCTAGAAGCGTCGCGACGGCCAGTTCCCCAGCAGCACCAAGCATGTGGGCACGCAAGGCCTTGTCGCCATCCTCTGGCCCTCCATTGCGCCCTCTTAAGCCCTTCTGCACGTTCACTGCCTGGCGACGCCTCGCTTCGGCTCTCACCAGATCCTTATCAGTTTCCGAGAAGGTGAAGACAATTGGAGAATGGGCCATGGTTTCCATAGTCTCCCTGCCACAGTAGCCGGTTTGTAGAATAAAAGCAACACAATATGGCCATATCTTCAATGGAAGGCGAAAGCGTTGATCTTGGGCACGTCGATGCTGGCGGTTTCCGTGCAGATGGGCTGCAGAATGTCTTCACGGGATTTGGCACTTCCCGTGACAAGAGCACCCATACCAAAACGCAACCAATTGTCTTCCTGACGCAAGAAGAGCTTGAAGGGCTCTATGGCATGTGGATTCCTCAGCGCATTGTTGACATTGTTGCTGAACAGAGCACGCGCAAGGGATTCAAGATTCTGTTTGGTGGCGAAGGTGCTGCAGCGGAAGAAGTGAATGGCATTGAGCAGGCCATTGAAGATCTCTACATCCTTGAGAATCTGCTGCTTGCTAGCAAGAATGCTCGTCTCTACGGAGGCGCTTGCATTCTTCTCTACATTGACGATGGACGGCGAGCGGATCAGCCCGTAGACATGCGGAACATTCGCTCTATTGAAGGAATGGAAGTGCTGGACAGGTGGCAGATTGCGCCTGTTATCAACGAAGAAAATCTTTACGACTATTCCAAGGCAACGTACTATCAAATCATTTCTGGCGACTTAATTGCCCAGCCACAACTGACTTATATTCACAAAGACAGGATTTTGCGCTTCGATGGAGAATGGCTGCCCTATCGCATTCGCCAACGGAACTATGGCTGGGGCATGAGCAGTCTCCAGAGCGTGTATGACAGTTTCCGTCACTATTGGACTGGCTTGAATGCTGCCGCCACGGTTCTTGTGGAATTTGACGTGTTTGTGCATAAGCTGCAAGGCTTGGCCAATATGCTTGCTGCTGGCAAAGAGAAAGACGTGCAAAATCGCCTTATTCTCAATGATCTAAGCAAGAGCGTTTATCGAGGCTATGCAGTAGATAAGGAGCGCGAGGAGCTTGAATATATTTCTCGCAATCTTGGTGGGGTTGGCGACATTCTTGAGAAGCTGCGCGTCGATATTATTGGCGCTTCCAAAATTCCTCATACGATTCTCTTTGGCGAAAGCCCTAGTGGTCTTGGCGCCACTGGCCGTAGCGAAGAGCGCGATTTTGCCAAGATGCTTGGCGACTACCAAACTGCGCATTACAAACGGCCTCTGCAGAAGCTGATGCGCTATTTGATGCTGAGCAAAGAGGGGCCAACAAAAGGCAAGCTTCCAGAATCTTGGCGCATCTCCTTCAACGATCTGTTTGAGCTGAACGAACGCGAGAAGGCAGACGTGAGGGCGCGAGTGGCAGCCGTTGATGGTCGCTACATTCAATTGGGCGTGCTTAGCCCCAAGGAAGTGGCAGAAGCTCGCTATGGCGGCAGCGAATGGAGCATGGAGCTGACGCTCGATCCGTCCGTAGTGCGGGAACTTCCGAATCAAGCTGGCGGAGATCAAGGGAAGCTGGCTGTGCCTCCTGGCGGTCGCGATCCGATGAATGAAGAGAACGGCACTCTCCCCATGGACGGAACGCGAGAGGTGGCGGACGGCGCGGGTCTTTATCTTCCTGGCGATTTAGAGCACAAGCGCGGCGAAGAAGAAAAGGAAGACGCTGAGTTCAAAGACAAGGAGCTGCACAAGCAAGCGGTGGCAGCAGCAAAGGCCAAGTTCAAAGTGTGGCCAAGTGCCGTGGCTGGCGCCTATGTGACGCGCAAATACAAAGAGCTATACAAGCGGAAGCATGGCTCAATGGAAGGCGCGTTCAAGGGCAAGAAAGAACAGGCGTCCTATTTCAAGGAGAAGAAAGACGCCATGGATCCAATGAAAGTGGAAGGGCTTGTGCTGTCTGACATTGATGAGGCAGCGCTGATCAAGCAAGAGGACATTGATGCTGCTCTGAATCAATGGAAGGAGGAAGCGCCCGAGCGTTTCAAGGATATTCTGGAGGCAGAAGATGCAAGGCCTGAATGATCTATCTTCGTTCGCAGCCGTTCTTGAACAGCGTTTTGACCAATCCTCATGGAGCTACGACCCCCGCTCTGGCCGTTATCGCGGAGCTAATGGACGCTTCCTTAGTCAGTCTGCCGTGGAGGCTTTGGTTGATGGTCGAGCTAACAAGCTTGGTACTTTGCTACGTCGTCTTACAAAGCGTCTTGCTGACGGCGATATTACGTTGGATCAATGGCAGCAGAGCGTCAGGGAGCTGCTGAAGATTGCCCATGTACAGGCGGCCATTATTGGTCATGGCGGGCGAGATAGTATGACGGCTTCCGACTGGGGACGCATTGGCCAAGGACTCCGTGAAGAATATCGTTATCTCGAAGGTTTTGCTCGTGATCTTCTGGATGGGCGCGTTTCTCCTGCCATGGGCCTTGCTCGTATCGGCCTTTACGCTCAAGCTATCCGCAAGTCTTACTGGCAAGGAACTGAACTTCGGCAACAAAAGCAGGGATACAGCATGATGCGACGAATCCTGGATCCGCAGGCGATTCATTGCGACGATTGCAGGATTTATGCCTCCCGTGGCCTTGTTCCCATTGGAAGCTTGCCCATGCCAGGGCAGCGTTGCGCTTGTCGTTCTAATTGCAAATGCCGCGTGGAATACAAGCGTGGCGCAGGCTTAAGCGTGCAAGTGTAATTTCTGCTCCTACCATTGGGCAAGCTTGTTTTGTCCTATGGCTCGTATCCTTTACGCCGGAGATGTTGGAGTACAGACGGGGTTTGGTCGTGTAGCAGAATATCTCATCCCTGCACTGGCGGAAGATCATGAAGTGCATGCTCTCGCGGTCAACTGGCACGGCGACCCCAATTCAATGCAGCAGCATTGCCAGATGTACCCGGCCATGGCTTATGGTTCCGATCCGTTTGGCTCCCATCGAATTGCCGAAGTGATCAGGAAAGTTAAGCCTGACTTGGTGTGGGTGACAAACGACATTTGGATTGCCCTGCAACTGTGGGAGAAGGCAAAGCCTCTCAAGGAAGAGCTTGGCTTTAAGTGGTTTGTCTACACGCCAATTGATTCTTATGGCTTATTCCCGAATCTGGCTGCTCCGATGATGGAGTGGGACGGTTTGGCCACCTACACGGAATTCGCAAAGAAAGAACTGGAAATCATGGGCTACACCAAGCCCATCCGTATTATTGGGCATGGCACGGACTTCACCAAGTTCTTCCCCATGAACAAAAACGAATGCCGGAAGGCTCTTGGCGTGCCTGATGATGTGTTCATCGTATTCAATGGCAACAGGAACCAGCCGCGTAAGCGGATTGACTTGACGATCAAGACCTTTATCAAATTCGCGAAAGACAAGGACAATGCAAGGCTTTGGCTCAACATGGGAGTCAAAGATATGGGGTGGCCAATTGTCGATCTATTTAAGCGTGTTGCTCGCGATGAAGGGTATGATGCGGCGGGCAAGTTGATTCTGACGAGCCCTCATTTTTCGACAGACAATTGCCTTCCCATTGAACAATTGAATCAAGTGTATAACGCTTGTGATATTGGCATTAACACTTGCATTGGCGAGGGTTGGGGCTTGGTCAACACCGAGCATGGTTCCACTGGCGTGATGCAGCTTGTGCCAGATCATACGAGCCTGGCTGAAATTTTTAATGAGCTGCCACGCATTGAATGTAACGCCGCCGAGACCGATAGGAACTATGGTCTAGAGCGCCTACTGCCAGATCCTAATTCTGCCGCTGAGCTGCTCACGCACTATTACGAAAATCGCGACATCCTCAAGCAGCATGGGCAATGGTGCTACAAGCGTCTGCATGAGGAGCAATTTACGTGGCCGTACATTCAACGGCAGCTCAAAGAGGCGGTGAACGAGACGCTTGCCGCTACGGAAGAAAAGCCTGTATTCAAGGGCTTTGGTACTCCTGCAAAGATTGGTTGATTGCCATGCAGATTTCTCAAATTTTTCTCTCTTCTGATCCGAGCGAAAAGCTTAGTCCTTTTCTGGAGCATGCCACTGGCACCATTGATGCTTGCTTCCCCGAGGCAAAGCATGTCATTTACAACAATGATTCGCTGCGAGCATTTATTGCTGATAACTACGAAGAAGAAGTGTTGTGGGCGTACGACTGCCTGCAGCCGTTCTCCTACAAGGCAGATCTTGGGCGCTTCTGCCTATTGAACAAGCTTGGCGGCTGGTATTTTGACATTGGCATTAGGGCATTCAATGCAGTGGAGCTGGGGGATCGCGTGGAGTTTTTGGCCTTCCGCGACATTCAACGTTTCAGCTTTACAAGCTGGGCATGCGCCACGACAGTGCTGTTCTCCAAGCCAAACAACCAGGCTCTTCAGACTGCCATTGAGATGATTGTGGCAAACTGCGTTCAGCAATACTATGGCATCACGCCTTTATGCCCCACTGGTCCTACGCTGCTTGGCAAGGCTCTTGCGCTCAATGGAAGCCAGGCCAATTTCATTTATGGCGACTATTTGGAGCTGACGCCCACTCACGGACAGAAGAATCGGGCATTTGTTTTGCCTGATGGCACGATCATGGCTTGGAGCAAGCCCGCTGGTGGCGGTGATCTCAAGGGACTCGGCGCTAAAGGCGTGAACAACTACAACGAGCTTTGGCACGCAAGGAAAGTCTATGGAGCCGTCTGACAGCACGATTTACGCCGTCTGCATCCCAGGCGAGAAGGTGCGCTACACAGCGCGTTCTCGCATTGTGCCCATCATGGGAGGGGCGTGTCGCCTCAAGGATAGTGAGCGTGCATGGCTACGTTCGGAAGGCTACCAGTTTGACGATGAAGACGCATTTCTTTCTCCATTGAACGAACGCTGGGGAGAACTCACTTGCATCCATTGGATGATCAATAATGCAAAAGAACCGAACATTGGCAATGCTCAGTATCGACGTAATTGGATTGAGCCAGAAGATCAATGGTACGAAGAGGACACGTTGTACGTACCAGAAGTGGCAGAGTTTAGCTGCTCACTAGAGGAGCAGTTCCATGGAGGACACAAAGACTTTGATGCTCCCGCCATTACTCGCGAACTTGCAGCGACGGGCGATTGGCTCTTTTCCATGGAGGAGAATGAAGCGATTTGGGCTCAGAATCGCTTCATCGGATGCAATATGGCACGCGGCAGCAGTCAAAACTACAAACAATTTATGACCGTGCTGTTCAATGCCTTACTCCCCATCTGGAACAAGCATGAAAAACAGTTCATGAAAATCAATGGATATGACAAGAGGGCATTGGCCTTCATTGCAGAACGTATCATCACTGGCATGGTGTTTTATCGTGACAGGATCCTGCCTGGCATGAAAATTGCCACGGCCCCCATTGGTTTTATCTCCTAATGGCACACCGCGAACAGTCTGTATATATTGCTTCAGTGAAGGAGCAACACCCTCGCTTCTTCCAAGGCGGACGTGTTTTGGAGATTGGAAGCCTCAATATCAACGGCACTGTCAGGCAGTTTTTCAGCGCTGACGAATATATTGGCGTGGATGTGGGCGAAGGGCCTAGCGTAGACGTGGTGGTGAGTGGGCATGAGTATGACAGCGCTGAGCTTTTTGATTGCACCATTTCCTGCGAATGCTTTGAACACAATCCGTTCTGGAAGGAAACCTTCTTGAATATGGTGCGACTGTGCAAGCGGGGAGGACTCGTTGTCTTTACTTGCGCTACCACTGGTCGCCCTGAGCATGGCACTGAGCGCACTACTCCTCAAGACAGTCCTTTAACGATTGCACGGGGTTGGTCTTACTATCTGAATCTCACGGAAGAAGACTTTGTTTCCGCCATTGATTTTGACGAGCTTTTTCTTGAGTATGAATTTTTAACGAACGAGCAATCGTGCGATTTGTATTTCAAAGGCATTAAGGCCTAGACTGTACAAAAATCTGTAGGGCAATGACCACGAAAGAGAAGCAGGCAAAAATTAGGCTTGTGATGAAAGAATTCAAGAGTGGCAAGTTGAAAAGTAGCAGTGGCGAGCCCGTAAAGAATCGTTCCCAGGCGATTGCCATTGCCCTGCAGAAAGCTGGCATGTCCATGAAGGGCAAGAGCGACGCCTACTGGGATTCCTACGTTGATTCAATGTGCATGGGCGAAGAAGAGGGGGAGGAAGAAGAAGAGGAAGAGGAGGAGATGGATGGTTCTTGCGGAAAAAAGCGCTGAGGGGAGACTCTGAGAGTTTCTCCCCTCCCGCGTCTGTGAGGGCTGCTGCGCGACGTGGCTTGGAACTGCGCAAGAAATATGGCAAAGGCGGATTAAGCACGCAAGAAGCTGGCAAGCAAGGCATTGGCAGCGGAGTGGCCAGGGCTGGAGATCTGGCTGGAGGAAGCAAAATCAGCTATGCGACAATTAAGCGCATGGCAGCGTTTTTCTCTCGTCACGAAAAGAATAAAAGTGGAGGAGAGAATGACGCCGGATACATTGCTTGGCAATTATGGGGAGGAGATGCCGGCAGGGCGTGGGCGAATCGCATCATTAAGATGGTAGAAAATCGCAACAAAGACCAATGAGCGAATACGTGCGCGTCATTGAACAAGAAGACGAAGGCATTGGTCTGATGAAGGCTTTGTCTATTCTTTCTGCAAATGAACATCGCAACACTTCACGATGGGAGCTGGTCGAGAAGCAATGCTTTAAGAATGGCAGGCTTGACGAAACTCACATTTATGTGATGAGCGTCTACGACAAGCCTGATCCTCATTTTGAGTCGACTAAGTTCTTGGTTTTTGAGATTGAGGCAATGGCAAAGTCATACATTATGGAAGACATCGAAAATCAGCTTGCAGAGCTACAAGAGGAGGACGACGACGAAGATTGATTAGCGCGGCCTCGTGTCAATCACGAAAGATGGATAACCCATGAGCCACAGTACACTGATTCCGTAGAGGCCGCTAAGAGTCCTAACTTGCACACAGTCTGGCGCAAGCTCCGCTCGCTCCATTCGTGAATATGAGCTTTGACTTGTGTGCAAGACGGCAGCCACGTCCTTTTGAGAAAGCCCGGCATTGAGCCGGGCTTCTTTAATGCGCTCGGCAATGAGGATGCGGGCTTGTTGATACGGCATCTTTAGCACGTCCGCGTCGCTTTTTTTGAGCAACATCATTGCTTCATCTCCATGCGCTCTACCCTCCATCCCTTGTGATGGCGGCGTGCGCCGCTTGCTACTTTTTCGATGTTTTGACGATTCAGATTATGTGTCCTGCAGAATTCAGTCAAATTGATTGTGACATAAATCAAACCGGAGGGGGAGATGAGCCGATAAAAGAAACCCTTTGACCCGGATCGCTGAGACGCCGAAATTTTTAGACGACGAGATCTTTCTTGCTCGGGGGCAAGAACCTTTGTTAGATCTCCGCTCCATGCAAAGCCAGAAGACGTTTGCCTTGCCTTGTTTGCAAAATGAGGATTTTTGTCGACGCTGTAAAAATTGTGCAAGATTATTTCCGCTTCTAGGGCTTGGTTAGATGTGTCAAAAATTGCCAAGATAATTTTATGGCTAGGCTTAAAAGTTGAGTCGCTAAAACTGCCTAGATATTCGTCTTGGTCTGGCGGCACCTTGGAGGAGCGCTTGCCAATATAACCGCGCCCCCACTCTTCATAGGAATAATAAACGTAGTGCCAGCGGCGCCCCATAGTCAGGGTTGAATAGCTGTTTGAAGTATAAACGGTATTTATTGATAAGGTAAGTATATGGACACCTTAAACGGCTTCCGTTACGACGTTTCTACCATCCAGAACTACGTGTTCACGGATGAGGGCTACCTGCGCGTCAAAGCGCGGATAGCTCGCACTGGAATTCAGTCTTATACGGACGCGAACGGGGGCGTCCGCTTGGAGTACAGGCCCGAAGAGGAAGTGGCTGCCATTGAGGCGCTAGATAGTTTTCGGGAGAAATGCGTTACCAAGGAGCACCCTCCAGTGCTCCTGGACGCATTGAACACTAAAGATTATGCAGTTGGTTTTACCAGCGCAGATGTGTCTTACTCCGATGGCTTTGTTGAAAGCACTTTGACTGTCACTGACAAAGAGACCATTGATGCGATCATGCGCGGAGACGTGCGTGAAGTGTCTTGTGGTTACAAAGTGGACTATACGCCCGAGCCAGGAATTACGCCTGACGGCCAACATTACGATGGCATTCAGCGGAACATTCGTGGCAATCATGTGGCTATTGTCAACAGGGCAAGAGGTGGGGCGCAAGTTCGCCTCATGCTTGATTCAGCGGATGCCGCTGTCGAAGATCTTTTATCCTCTACAGGAGACAAAATGACCGCCAACATTGTGTTTGACGGCGTTTCGTATGAGGCCGATGCAGCTCTTGCGGCTGCCATCACTGCCGAGCGTGAAGACGCGAAAGGTAGCTACGCCGAAATGAAGCGTCAGTATGAAGATGCCATGGCCAAGGCCGAAAAGCTCAAGGGCGAAATGGACGCCATGGAAAAGGAACTGAAGGGCAAAATGGACGCAGCCGAAGGCCGCGCCGATGCCCTGGCCGAGCAAGTTGAAGAACTGACTGCAGAGCTTGCTGCTGCCAAGGAAATCAATCTTGATTCCATGGTAGAAGAGCGACTGGCTCTGGTTGAAAAGGCCAAGCCTGTTCTGGACTCGGCTTATAGCTTCGCTGGCAAAACTGCCCGTGAAGTGATGGTTGACGCCATCAAGGCAGTGCGTGGTGACGAGCTTGATCTCTCCGAGAAGAGCGACGACTACGTGCAGGCAATGTTTGACACTCTCTCTGAGGGTCGCAAAGATTCTGCCGCCACCGACGAGCTGCGCAAAGCCGTAGCTTCCATTGCTTCTCCTCAGTCTGCACCGTCCTCTTATATGGACATGCTGCAGAATGCCTGGAAGAAGCCCCTTTCCATCTCCAAGGAGGCTAAGTAATTATGGCCGTAACTTTCTCTGCATCGGGATCTCCCACTGCAGGTGGCGTGCAGCAGACCTACGCTCTGGTGCATGATCCTCTGCTGGAAGGTCAGCTTTCTGACATTCGCAACAACACCATCATCACCCGCGTGAACGAGACCGCCGTGGTCATTCCGTTCGGCAATGGCGTGGTGTATGACAGCACTGGCACTGACGGTCTCGGTGCTAAGACCATTTCCGCTTCTGGCGATAGCTTCCTCGGTATTAACGTCCTCACCTACGTGGACGAAACTGCTCTGGATGCCAACAGCCGTCCTGGCGTGAAAGTGGATCAAGTCATGAACGTGGCCTCTGAAGGTGCCGTGGCTGTGTATGTGCATGGCGCTGTGAATCCTTCCACTGCTGTTCGCGTGATTCACACTGCTACTGGCGTCAAGTACGCTGGTCGCTTCAACAACGCTGCCATTGCTGGCAAAACCGCTGTTCTGTCCAACGCTCGCTATCTGACCAGCACCACTGGTGACGGCGTGGCCATTCTGGAACTGAACGGCCCCTCGTTCACTCTCACTGGCGACTGATTAGGAGGCTCTTAACAATGTCTGAATTCCGTATGGATGATGCGGGCCTGTTCCTTGAGCGTCAGCTTGAGTACATTCGCCCCCAAGTTTTTGAAACTCAGTACGCGGATATTAAATATCCGACTGTGCTGCCTGTCACTGCTGAAGCTGGTCCTGGCGCCCAGACCTTCACCTACCGCATCATGGACTCCACTGGTGAGTTCAAGCTGATTGCTGATGCTGCTGACGATCTGCCGCGTGCTGACGTGAGCCAAGTCGAGAAGAGCATCAACATCCGCTCGTTCGGTGGCAGCTTTGGTTACACCGTGCAGGAACTGCGTGCTGCTCAAATGGCCAACCTCGCTCTGGAGCAGCGTCGTGCTGCTGCCGTGCGTCGTGCCTATGAGGAGAAAGTGGAAGACGTGGCCTTCTTCGGCGAAAGCGCTGTGGGCCTGTCTGGCTTCTTCAACAACTCCACTGTGGACGTTGTTGCTGCCAATAAGTGGTTCACCGACAGCGGCACCACTGCCCAGGAAATGCTGGAACTGCTGAACTATGGCGTGACCGCCATTATCAACGCTTCCAAGATGAAGGAGCAGCCCGACACCATTCTGATGCCTTGGGCTGATTACAACAAGGTGAGCACCACTCGCAACTCCGACTCTTCGGACGTGACCGTGCTGGAATACTTCCTGCGCACCAACCCCTTCATCCGCAACGTTGAGCCGATCAACCAGCTCGACAAGGCCAACAGCGTGCTCAACACCAATCGTATGGTGGTATACAAGCGCGATCCTGAGAAAGTGCAACTGCACATCCCTCAGCCGCTTGAACTGTTCCCGCCCCAGCAGCGTGGCCTGGAATTCATTGTTCCTGCTCATGCTCGCGTTGGTGGCGTCGCCCTGTACTATCCCAAGAGCGTCATCTACGTGCAGGCTTCTGCCTGAGGATAGTTAATCAAGCAAGGGACGTTAAGCTATGTGCAATTGTTTCTTTTGAACAATGCTCATTGCTTATCGTCCCGAACTTGAGAATCCCCCGCGTGATGCAGGGTTTGGCATTATCACCAAGAGCGGGCTTATTCAGCTCACCCCTGGCCTGAATCAGGAAATTCCTGATGAGAAGTGGAACGAGGCGAAGGAAAATCGTGCCGTCAAGAAGCTGATGCAGATTGGCGCCATTGAAGAAATGAAAGAGCAAGTGACAGCAGAAGTGCTGCCCGAGAGTGCTCAAAGTCTTAGCGAACTTCCTCTCACTCAGGCTATCCGCGCCATCGAACTCATTCACGACTCTGAGCAGCTTGCTGATTGGAAGAAGATTGAAGGGCGAGTGCGCGTTCGTAATGCCATTGCAAAACGGATGGAAGCCATCCGCATTGGGAAGGCCTGATTATGGCAGTCACCTACGCAAGCTTTCTTGACCGTTTTCCTGAATTCAGCCCGCATCCTTCTGGCATTGTCAATGGTGCCATTTCTGAAGCTTCTTATGATGCGTCAGAGGATGTATTTGGGGATCAAACTGATAGGGCCGTGAAGTTTCTCGCTGCTCATATCATTGCCATTCAGCTTACTCAAATGGGCATTCAAATTGGTGCCACTGAAGGCAAGGTGTATGGCGAAGGACTTGACGCCACGCAGTATGGCCAAGAGTTCAAGCGGATGCTTGAAAAGCTCCCTCTTTCTTCTGTTGGTTTTGTCGTATGAGCAATTTCCTGGAGCCACTTGCGAACGCCACTCTGGTGTTTAACGTGGCTTCAGGCTATGCGCTTGACAATGAAACTGGCAATTACATGCCAGTGTCTAGTGGCGTAGCCTTCTATGCCACACTGAAGCAGAAAAACAATCCAAGGTACGATCAGCTTTTGGGGGCTGATATGACTGCCGTCTACATGGAAGGCAGGATGACAAGCCCCCTTACGCTTTCTGGTGTAACCATTGGAGACTCTGCTCAGGCGATTATCAATGGGAGAGAGGGGCGTTTTGAGCTATTGCCCAACGAGCAAATTGCTATTCACTATTGGCAGTTCTTGGGCGTACCAGTTAGGGGAATTTTTAGACTAATTGGCAAAGGCAGCGTGAACAACGCTTAATTTCTCTTTCCCATTGAGGATCTTTTCATGCTTTACCATCCGACAGAGCTGGTGAAGAGTCAAGACGTGATTGTTCGCGTTGGCTCTATCACTGGCACGACTCGTCCCGTTATCACTCAAAGCGGCGCCACCTTCACCGTGAGCGGCGCTCCCACCCTTTACACGCTCCAGGCAGCCACTACTGCTTCTATTGCCTTTAACGATGGCAACCAAGAGTTCTATCTGCTTGGTGGCGGCGGTTTTGCTGATAGCGTGATTGTTACCAGTCAGGCCACTGCTTCGATCACTTCCTACTTCCAGAAGGACGTTGATGGCACTGTGTTCCTGCCGAACAGCTTCGACGAAGCATTCCAAGTGGTTAGCGAAAGCCGCTACAACAAGAACCATGAAGTGTATGTGGAGATCAACAAGCAGCTTGGCGCTTCTGGCACCACTTACTACTATGATCGTGTGGCTTTTGTTGCTTGCGTGATGAACTACAACGAGAGCTATCCTGCTGATAACCTCGTGGAAGTGACTTTTGATCTGACCAGCCGTGGTCGCATTGGCATCCATCAGAACGCCGCAGAGACTGGCAGCATCATCCCGACTGCTCCCAACTGATTCGTTCTCTTCCATAGTGGTTTCGCTAGCCTGTCCCTACGGGGACAGGCTTTTTCATGAACATTTCTCAACTGCGTGAGGCAGTTACTGAGCTGCTTTCTGCACTGCCAAATTTAGTTGGTTGTTATACGCTGCCTAACGGAGCAGAGATTCCTGCAATTTAT